GTGAAGATCCCCGTGCGTGACACCGAGGTGGAGATCAAGAACTACGACAAGGCCAAGGGCGTAGACCTCGCCACCGGCACCACCACCTACCTCGACCTCGCGATCGACCGCGACAAGGCCGTGAACGAGCTGATCGACGGCTTCGACGCAGCCAGCGTGCCCGACGGCATCGTGGCCGAGCGTCTGGACAGCGCCGGTTACTCTCTGGCACTGGATCTGGACAAGGAGTCCATCGGTGTGCTGGAGGGCGCGGACGGCGCGACCGTGGCAGCCACCAAGACCGCCTGCACCGAGACCACCGCCTACAAGGAAGTGTTGGCCGCCAAGCGCACCTTGAGCCGCAAGGGCGTGCCCAATGAGGGCCGCTGGCTGATCGTCGCACCCGAGTACCTCGAGGTGCTGATGCTGGACGAGCACTTCATCAAGCAGGGCGATCTGGCGCAGAACCTCGTGCAGCAGGGCGTGATCGGCCGTATCGCGGGCTTCAACGTGCTGGAATCCAACAACATGGACTACGAGAGCACCACCCGCGTAGAGGGCAAGAAGACCACCACCGAGTTCATCGCGGGCCACCCCAACTGGTGCCACCGCGTGCAGGAGTGGCAGGTGCCCGTACACATTCAGGACCTCGCGGGCAGCGGCAACTTCATCGGCGCATCTGCCGTGCAGGGCCGCAAGGTGTACGGCCTCAAGGTCTCCAAGCCCCAGACGCTGTACATCAAGCGTGTGGAGGCATAACCCATGCTGTACGCCGACTTTGCGGCCTATGAGGCCGCGGGCGGCAGTCTGACCAAACGCCAGTACGAGGTCTGGGGCTTTCGGGCGTCGCGTCAGATCGACCGCCTCACCTATGGCCGGGCCGCCCCTGCGCTGGCCGCGCACCCGGACGAGCTGAAAGAACCGCTTGTGAGTGCCTGCATCCAGATTGCTGACCTGCTGTACCAGAGCGGCCTCGGGTTGCAGCGCGCTGCGGCGGGATTGAGCGGTGCCGCCACGACCGACGGCTACAGCGAGTATTACGCCGTGGACGCGCAGAGCAGCGGCTACCGCACGCGCACAGCCTGCCGGAACGCGCTGGAAATCGCCCTGGGCAGCGACCCGTATGGCCTGCTGTATGCGGGGGTGATCTGATGTTCGGCTGCGACAAAACGCTTACGCTGGTGAACACCGTCACCGACGGCAAAACCGACGAAACGCGGCTGTACGCGCACGTGTTCGCGGGCTGCGGCTGGTACGCCGAGAACGGCGTGCAGGCCGAAAAGAGCGGCCAGACCGCCAGCGGCAAGACCAAAATTCGCCTGCCCGTGGAAAGCTGCCCGGGCTACCTCGCCCCCGCCGCATGGGCGGCACTGGACGAGGCTGCGCGCGCGGATGCGTGGACGCTGGACGGGGAGACCTACATCCTGCCCGGAGAGCCCGAAACAATGCCTGCTTCTGCTAAGGACATTTCTGTCCTCCGCAAAGCCGGGAACGCTGTGCAGGTGACCGGCTGGCACGACCACCGCGACACCGTATTCCCGCATCTCTACGCCGAGGGAGGTTGATCGACATGGCGAAAACCACACAGACCATCGATGCCCCCGCGGCGCGGGAGATCCTGATCCAAAAGGACGGCGTGACCGTGCGCGCCCGTGTGGCGTGGAACCGGGATTTCGTCTCCCGCGTGAACGGCAAATGGCCCAAGGCGCAGGCGAAGTTCTCGATGGAAGTCGCACGCAAGATCGAGCCATACGTGCCGTTCCAAACCGGTATGCTGAAATCGAGCGTAGCGATGGCCAGCGACTTCGAAAGCGGCCAGCTCGTGTACAACACGCCCTACGCGAAGAGCCGGTATTATCAGGCGGGCGGCTACACCAAGGGCCTGCGCGGATCCTACTGGGGCAAGCGCGCCATCGCCGACCACAAAGACCACTTCGCCAAATTCGGCACGGCCTGCATCAAGGAGGCGATGCGTAAATGACTTCAATCTCCATGATAAAGGCCATGCAGGAATGGCTGAAAACCTGCCCGCTGGTGGCCGATAGCTTGGGCGAGGGCGTGTCGTTCCGCATCAACTATCTGCCCGAGGGCGCGGGGAATTTCTCGATCGAGGATTCGCCCACCGACCCCATCGTGAAACAGTATTTCGGCGGCACGCGGCGCATCAAGAACTACCTGATCGCCTCGCGCGCCGAGTACGGCCCGGACGTGTGGCTGAACGCCGAAAACAGCGCGTTCTGGGATAGTTTCACGGCGTGGATCGAGGCGCAATCTGCAAGCGGCAACCTGCCCGATCTCGGCCCGGGCCGCACGCCGCTGCGCGTGGCCGTGACCGACAGCGGGTACGTCTACACCAACGAGCAGGGCGCGGCCCGCTGGCAGATTCAAATTCAACTGCTTTATGACCAGAGCAGGCAAACGCAACCGTGAGCGTTTTTATGAAAGCGATACCCCGCAACGTTACACCCCTGCGCCACTTCGTGGCCCTCTTCCCCTAAAGGGGACGCTTAGAAAGGAGCTTTTCTATGACCATTTCCGAACTTTTCAAAAATTCCACGATCACGCCGGACGCATCCTACACCGGCGTTGAGACCGCGGACGACTTCGTGCTGGCGATCTGCACCGACGCGGACAAGCAGGCCACCCCGGATGCCTACATCGTGTGCCAGGACCACGTGACCGAGCATTCCGGCGCGATCAACAGCGGCACCACCGACAAGACCTACATCCGCGCAGGCACCGCCACGCTCAAGACCAGCGTGCAGCGCACGTTCTCCATTTCCGGCGACCGCTATGTGGGCGACGCGTTCCAGGACTTTGCGCTCTCGCACAAGATCCGCTATGGCATCGGCCAGGACGTGATCGTGCCCTATGTCTGGATCTCCCGCCGCACCGGCAAGGGCGAGCAGGGCACGGCCAGCCTGATCGTGACCGCCGACGCATCCGGTGCCGCGGGCAATGACGCGGGCTTTGCCGCCGACCTGAAGAGCATCGGCGCGCCGGACGAGTACACCTACTCGGCAGCTTCTTAACCATCTCCGCCCCCGGTGGGTTCCTTTTCTTCCTCCCCGCCGGGGGATTTTTGTACGGCTAACAGAATGCTTCGGGGCAGCACCGAAGAGCCGGATGATCGTAAGAAGTGCGCAGCAGAGCCGCGATCGAAAACCTCTCCGCTTCGGCTGCGCCTCAGCACCTCCCCTTGCCAGGGGAGGCAAATTTGAATTTCGGAGGTTATCAACATGAAAATTCGCAACGTAGAGTTTCCGTTTAATCCTTTCACGGCCGAGGATGCGCAGAAGCTGGCCGACGCGATGACCGAGTTCCAGCGGCGCACGCAGCAGTACGAGGCCACCCGCCCGCAGGACATGGAGCACATGGCCGAGAACATCCGCACCCAGTGCAGCATCATGGACAACCTGCTGGCCACGCTGCTGGGCGAGGACTACGACACGGCGTTGGGCGTGGACATCGGCGACCTGTTGGGCATGACCCGCCTGTGCAAGGAGTTTTTTGCCGCTGTGAACGCAGCCCGGCAGGAGATGGAGACGCTGCAGCAGGAAATGCAGGTAGCCACCGAGGCGAACGCCCTGCCTCCCCTGGCAAGGGGAGGTGACGCCGCAGGCGTCGGAGAGGTGATCGATCGCGGCTCTGCTGCGCATTCCCCCGCCCCGGTCAACTTTAACGCGATGAACCGCGAGCAGCGCCGCGCCTACGTGCGCAGCCTGCGCAGCGGCAAGGCGGGGCAGTAAATGGCCTGCCTGATCGCGGACCACCTGCCGGGCATCGCGCTGGGCTACCCGGTGCGCACCGACTTTCGGCCCTATGTGCGATTGGAAAACCGGATGTTCCGGGTGGACATGAAAGACGAAGCGGCCGTGAATGCGTTTGTGAACCAGACGTTGGGCGAAACGCTGGCCTCGGACGCGACCCGCCCCGGCCTCGACCCGGTCAAAGCGTTTAAGGCCGTGATGTGGTTCTACCGCTGCGGGCGCACCGAGGACGAGGCCAAGGCCGAAGCGGAGCGCGTCAAGGCGTGCGGCTCGGCCGGCATTGACCCGGGCGCGGGCCGCGCCTACGACTTTGAGGTGGACGGCGCGCTGATCGTGGCAGCCTTTGCGCAGGCGTATGGCATCGACCTGACCGACAAGGACACAAAGCTGCACTGGTGGCGTTTCCGGGCGTTGTTCGAGGGCCTGCCCAAGTGCACATTCACCCAGATCATGGAGTATCGCACGGCCGACCTGCACGATATGCCGGACAAAACCAAAGCCCTCTACAAGCAGATGCGCCGCTACTACGCTTTGCCCGGCGAGATCGGGGGTGAGCCGCATTATAAAACCATCGAGGAGCGCGAGGCCGCATTTCTCGCAAAATTCCGGAAATGAATCCGGAAACAAATCCGTAAATATCCGCACACCGGTGCGCTGCCCGCACTGCGGGCGCGCTTCGGCGGCGTGGGCGGACGAAACCGCCACCGCGCACGGCGTGTGGATCAAATGCAAAAACCCCGATTGCAAGCGGGAATTTGAACTGAATATTTGAGCGTGTGCCCTGTGCCTGTGCTCACCCCTAAAGGAGGTGGGGATAGGCAATGGCAGACTTTACCGTAAACGGCGACACCAGCCTGGACGCAAGTGGCATACAATCCGGGATGTCTGCGTTAAGCGTGGCGGCGGGCAACCTGCTGGCCGACCTCGCAAAAACGGCCGTGCAGGCCGTGGAAAAGGTCGTCAGCGCGGCCTATGAGATCGGCACGGCCTACGAGACGAGCCTTGCCAAGGTGCAAAGCATCGCACAGACCAGCGAGCAGGCGTTGAGCGACTACAGCGACGCGGTAATTGAGCTTTCCAACAAGACCGGGCAGGCCGCCGCGAGCATCAACGAGGCCACCTACAGCGTCATTTCGGCCACCGGCCTTGCTGCCGCCGACGCGCTGGACGTGGTAGCGTCTGCGTCGCAGCTTGCCACGGCGGGCTTTACCAGTACCGATTCGGCCGTTTCGGCGTTGACCACGGCCATGAACGCCTACAAGTTGAGCCTGGACGATGTGGACCACATCTCGGACAGCCTGATCACGACGCAAAACCTCGGCGTGACCACCGTGGACGAGCTTGCGAGCAACATGGGCCGCTCGATCGCGACCGCCTCGGCCTACGGCATCAGCCTCGAAAACCTCGAGAGCAGCTATATCTCGCTGACCAAAAACGGCATCTCGACCGCCGAATCGACCACCTACCTGTCCAGTATGTTCAAGGAGCTGGGCGACTCGGGCAGCGACGTGGGCGAGATCATCAAAAACAAGACCGGCAAGAGCTTCGGCGAGCTGATGAACGAGGGCTACAGCCTGGGCGACGTGCTGGAGATCCTCTCGGACAGCGTGGGCGGCAACAGCGAGGCACTGATCAACCTGTGGAGTTCCGCCGAGGCCGGCAAGGCCGCCAGCGCGATCGCCTCGCAGGGCATCGAGACCTTTAACGCGAACCTCGAAACCCTGCAAACCTCCACCGGCACCACCGCGGATGCCTACGCGACGATGGCGGACACGATGGAGTACCAGACCGGGCTGCTCAAGACCAGCGTGCAGAACCTCGGGATTCTGCTGTATGACAGCATGGAGGGCGGCCTGACGCAGCTTGTCAGCTTCGGCAACGATGCGGTGACCCGGCTGACCGAGGCGCTGCAAAATGACGGCCCTGCCGGGATGGCGCAGGCGGCGGCGAGCATCGTCGGCGATCTGGCGCAAAGCCTGACCGACCGGATCCCGTCGCTGATGCAGAGCGCGACCGAGATTGTCGCGCAGCTCTGCGGGTACATCGGCGAGCACGCGGGCGACCTGCTGGACGTGGCCTTGCAGCTTGTCGGCTCACTGGCCGAGGGCCTGTACAACAACCTGCCCACGCTGATTTCGGCTGCCGCGCAGATGGTCACCAAATTCGGCATGGCCATCCTCGACCACAGCGACGAAATTTTAGAGGTCGGCAAAAACCTTGTACTCGCGCTCTGCCAGGGCATCATCGCGCTGGTGGGCAACATCGGCGAGGCCGCTCTCGCCCTGATCGCTCGCTTCCTCCACGTCTGGGATGGCAACATGGACGACTGGGGCAACATCGGCGTCAACATCGTTTCCGGAATCGTCTCCGGCATCCAGACCGCCGCAAAGAACCTGAAACAGGCCGCTGCGAATCTGGTCGACATGGTCAAAAAGACCCTGCTCGGCCAGGAAGTGAGCTGGAGTGACTACACCTGGGATGTGACCGCCAGCACCCGCGCGATGTCCGCCGCCGTGGCCGAGGATATGCAGGCCGCTGAAGAACGCGCGGACGAGGTGGCGGATAAGGCCGAAGCGAACGCGCTGGTCATCAACAATGCCGTCGATGAGATCGCCAGCCATATGGCCGACACAACCCTCGCCGTGGAGAGCGCGGGCAGCACCGTCACGTCCACGGCCGCAAAGACGACCAGCTCCACCAAAACCGCCACCACCGCCGCCGAGAAGCTGGCCGCGGCGATCAAGGCCGCCACGCAGGCCGTGGACAACTCGCAGGCGGCGTATTCGACCCTGATCGACGCGGTGGACGAGTACAACACCTACGGCCAGCTCTCGGTGGATACAGCGCAGGCGTTGATCGCGCTGGACGATGAGTACCTCGCCTTGCTGAAAAAAGAGGGCGACACCCTCTCGATCGACAAGGACGCGTACAAGGCCCTCATCACCCAGCAGCTCGAAAATCTGAAAACCACCGAGCTGGGCCGCGAAAACACCGAAGCCCTGACGCAGGCGCTCGACCTGCTCACAGGCTCGCTGGACACGACCTCCGAGAGCTTTACAAAGAGCAAGACCGCCGCCGAATCGTGGGCACAGATGCTCGAAAACGTGACGAGCGCGGCCGAATCCGGCGCGGTGAGCACGTTTGAAGACCTTGCCTCTGCCCTGCTTTCGCAGGACTGGGAGAGCGTTGCGGCAGACATCGGGCAACTGCTGTGGGGCAAGCTGGACGACGACACCCGGCAGGCCATTGCCGACTGGGCCGTGGCCGCCGTGAAAGAGCTGAACGAGGGCTTCGAGACGAACGGCCTCGCGGGCCTCGTGGAGACCGGCGCAAGCATCGTGCAGAGCCTCGCGCAGGGGGTCAGCTCCAACAGCGGCACGCTGATGGCCGCCGCGCAGTCGCTCTTCGGCGATTTTTCCGGCATTATTTCGAGCCTGACCACGGCTTTTCCCGCCCTGTCCGGCGTGATCGAGGTGGCCAGCGGCGCGATGGGCACCCTGAACGCCGTGATGGCCGCGAATCCGATTCTGGCCGTCGTTTCGGTCATCGCCATGCTGGTCAGCGCACTGGTGGGCCTCTCGCAGACCAACACCACCGTCGGCAAGGCGATCCGCGGCGTGTGGGAGGGCCTGAAAAAGGTCTTCGACGTTGTGATCGACGCGATTTTGCTGGCGATCGGCAGCCTGTTGCAGGGCTGGATCAATATGATCAACGCCATGATCTGGGCCGTGAACCTGATCCCCGGCGTGAACCTCGACTACCTCTCGAACCCGGCCTATGACTTGCTGGAAAAGCGGCAGAACGCGTCCGGCAGCAGCAGCGACGAGGACGACGAGGACACCTCGGATAAGATCTCCGACCTGAACGACCAGATCAACGCGACGCAGGCCGCGTACAAAACGCTCTCCGAGGCGGCCGCCGAGTACAACAAAAACGGTTCGATCTCGGTCGACACCGCGCAGGCCGTCTCTCAACTGGACAGCAGCTATCTGGCCCTGCTGCAAAAGAACGCCGACGGTACGCTGGGCGTGGACGAAACGGCCTACCAGAAGATGCTGAACGCGCAGATCGCCGCGCTGAAAGCGGCGATGGCGGACGGCACCGGCCTGACCGACGCGCTGTACACCTTAACGGCCGCCGTGCAAGACCAGACCGACGCGTTGACGGGTTCGAGCCTGTACGACCTCGACACCACCGAAAGCAGCGCGATCAACGATTATGCCGCTCTGATCGCCGCCGCGCGGGCGGATGCGCTGGCCTCCGGCGTGCGCGCCGCCTCCAACTACACCTCCGGCAGCAGCGGCACCACTGCCCGGCTGAACGCAAGCTGGAACGGCGAATCCACCACCATTTTGGAGATCGACGGCCGCGAAGTGGCACGCGCCACGGCGGACTATATGGATGAGGAGTTGAGCTTTTCATGAGTGACTTTTTTGTGGGCAATCAGGGCAGCGAAAGCTTCGGCGCGCGGCTGCTGGCCGATTACACGGTGGGCGGCACGAGCCTCGACCGCAGCCGCCAGCAGCCCGCGGCGGGCCTGCGTTTTCTGCCGCTCTCCACGCGGTACGGCCTGCGCAAGATCACCCTGCCCGTGCACGTGTTCGGCGTGACGCCGCGCCACGCGGGCGAGCAAAAAAGCAAGCTGGACGCGGCTTTGCTGGCCGACCCCGTGGAGCTGCGCCTGCCGGATGGCTTTTGCTACACGGCGTCCTTGGACACGATCGGCGAGGTGACCGAGGTGACCGGCGACGGCTGCATCTTGGAGGGCAGCTACACGCTCTCGGGCTTCCGGCATGACCCGCTCCAAAAAGTCTCCATCCCGCCGGGTGGCGGCAGCTTCCAGGCACGCGGCAGCGCGCCGGACATGGAGTGCCGCCTCACCTGCACGGTGGGCTCGGATGCCACGTCCTACATTATGGCCGGCATCCTCTGGGTGGACGTGAGCGCGGGCGACGTGCTGGTGCTGGACGGCATCGAGCATCAGGTACTGCGCAACGGCACGCCCGCGCTGGCGCAGTGCGATCTGACCCAGTGGCCGCTGCTGGCCGCCGGGAAGAACATCCTCACCGCGCCGGACGCGCTGCTGGTGGAGTATTACCCCATTTGGATTTAACCGCAACCTGGCGGCAGCGCACTTTTAGATAAGCCTCCCCTGGCAAGGGAAGGTGCCTCCGCAGGAGGCGGAGAGGTTTTCGATCGCGGCTCTGCCGCGCACGGAACCATGATCCTGATAAGGAGGGATTCTCAAATATGCTAAGCATTCAATCCGCTGACGCTCTGGTTGAGCTGCGCTGCGACACCTACTACGTGCAGACCGAGTGGAACGGTGCCGACAACACGCTGCACATCCAGTTGCCCGCGCGGCATCCGCAGGCGCTGCTGCTGGCCGAGCGCACCCGCATCTACGAGAGTAGCGGCGGCCAGGTGTACGCGCTGTGCAAGTACAACCGCGGCAAATCCAGCACCGACATCACCGCCGAGCTGGATCTCGACGAGCTGTGCGTGGGCATGGTGATCAATTGGAGCAACACCGCGGGCAACGCCCGCATGACGCTGGGAGCGACGATCGCCGCCGTGCTGCCCTCGGGCTGGACCCTCGTCGACAACACCGGCCGCACCGACACGCAGGAGATCGACAGCTTCTGCGGCAACCCGCTCGACCTCATCACCGAAGCCGTGGAACTGTGGGGCGACGTGAGCGAGGTGGGCGTGCAGTACGACAACGCCCAGCGCACCGTGACCCTGTGCAGCCCCGGCAAATTGGAGCCGACCGGTGCCTACTACACCGAGGATTTAAATTTGCTCGAAACGCCCACGGTCAAGTACAGCGCCGCGCGCGGCGACTACTACACCCGCCTCTATATGACCGGCGCGGACGGCCTGACGCTGCCCTCTCCCGGCTACGTCGAATGCAAAACCTACGACAGCCGCACGATCTCCGCCTACCTCTCGGACGAGAGCATCGAGGACGCGGCCACGCTGCAAGCCTACGCCCAGAAAACCGTGAATGCCGCCGCCAAGGTCGACCGCAGCTATACCTGCAAAATAGTCGACCTCGCGAAGCTCGACCCCGAAAAATACGGCTGGCTGGACAGCCCGATCTACAGCTCGATCATCCTGATCGACCGCGAGGACCAATCCCGCAGCTACCAGACCGTGCAGCGGGTGAAAACGTGGCCGCACTACCCCGAGAAGAACGAGGTCACTCTAAGCACCGTGCCGGGAACCTTAAGCAGCACGGCGCAGCGGGTGTACTCGCTGGCGCGCAACACCGCCAACGCCACCACGGCGGCGCAGAGCACGGCCAGCGACGCGACGGCTAAGCTGGCGTTGTGGAGCGACACGACCGACAGTAACAAGATCGCAGGCGGGCAGGTGGCCGCTGGCACGGTAAATGGCAGCGCGCTGGCAAACAGCGCAGTGAGTGCCGACAAACTGGCCGGCAACGCGGTAAGCACAGCAAAATTGGCCAAAGGTGCAGTGCTGAACGCTCTGTGGACAAACGGCAGTCCGACCTCAAAATTCACCTATCAGACGGTCACCATTACTGGCGTAGCGGATACCTACAGCGAGCTTGCAATTGTCTTCAACGGTGACGATTCGACCAAAAGCACTCACATTGCCGCGTCCACGGCCATCGCGGTAATCGGCGAGGGCGGCAGCATTATCCAGCCCTACCCGGCAGCCTATTCGGAAGAGCCGAAGAAAATGACCTCCATGAGCGGTGGCATCTCGGATATTTTGGCGGCAACTCGCTTCTTTTACGCATACAAAGACGGCAAGGACATCTGCATCCGGTTCAGTGCTTGTATTACGTCGGATTCCAGTGGCAACGTGAGCCAAAGCTCCTATGCAAGCTATTACTGCATCCCCTACCACATCTACGGCATCAAGTGAGGTGAGCATTTTGCAATACGCGTTAAATCTGGCCGAGGACGGCCGCGTGCTATCGGTCGGCATCTACTACGACCCGGAAACCATCCCCCCCGACGCGGTTCTGGTGGACAGCTTCCCCGAACCGGTCACCGACTATCTCTACAAAGACGGCGAATTTGTCTACTCTCCCCTGCTGCAGGCAGAGGAAGAAAGGAGTGACACATGACCGAAATTTTGCAGCAAATCACCCCAAACGTCTCGCAGCTCAACCGTTTTCCCCCGATCGTGGTCAAGCAGTACGACAAGGGTCTGCGCACCATCCGGGCCACGATCATGGACGGCAAAACCCCGCTGACCGCAGATCCGGCGTGCACCGTGTTGGTCAACGCGCGGCGGCAGGACGGCGAGGCCAAGAGCTTTGCGGGCAGCGTCAACGAGGACGGCACGGTCAGCGTGCCCGTGGCCTACTGGATGACCGAGGTGGAGGGCAGCGTGTACTGCGACATCTCGCTCGTGGGCAACGAGGCGGTGCTGACCACCACCACCTTTGAGCTGTGCGTGCAGTACGCGGCCACCGGCGACGGCGACGTTTCGCAGGACGATGATGTGGGCATCCTCGTGGACCTGATCTCCCAATGCCGCGACATTGAGACGGTCGAGGCGTTGCGCGTCAAGGCAGAAGCAGCCCGGGTGGAGGCGGAAAACGCCCGCGTGACCGCCGAGAATGAGCGCGCATCGGCCGAAGAGACCCGGAAATCCAACGAAACCACCCGCAAATCCAATGAAACAAAGCGGCAAAACGCCGAGACGGCCAGAGCAAACGCCGAAACGGCGCGCGCATCAGCCGAGGAAACCCGCGCCAGCAACGAAGAGACACGGCAGAGCAACGAAACCACCCGGCAGACGAATGAAACCGCCCGCGCGAATGCGGAGACGGCCAGAGCGACCGCCGAAGCAGCCCGCGTCAAGGCAGAGGCCGCACGGGTAGAAGCCGAGAAAGCCCGGGTAGAAGCCGAAAACGAGCGCGCCAGCCATGAGGACAGCCGATTGCAGAGCGAAGCCAACGCCAAGGCCAGTGCGGAGGCAGCCGCAAGCAGCCAAACCGCCGCGGCAACCAGCGCGACCAACGCGGCCGAGAGTGAGCGCGTATCGGCGGAATACCTCGAACAGGTCAAGACGATCACGACAGGCGCGCAGGGGTACTATGCCACCGAGGCCGCGCTGAAAAAGGCCGTGCCCGTCGGTGAAGATGGTTGGTGGGCCGTCAACGGGGCAACTGACTCGATTTGGGTGTGGGATAGCGACACCTCGGCATGGGTGGACAGCCACGACATGACCGAGCTAGGCGATTACTACACCCGGACGCAGGTGGACACCAAGATCGAGCAAGTGACCAGCGTGCGCTACACCATCACCGTGCCAGCGGACGGCTGGATGACCGACGCGGCCAATATGGTGGATGAGGTGGACGGCGACAGCGTGCTGTACTACAACACCGTGGACGTGGACGGCATGACCGCCGACACCGAGCTGGACTGCATCCGGCTTGCCCCGGCGTACATGGACAATGCCGACGCCGTGACGGCCTATCAGACGTGGAGCTACTTGGACACGGCAGCGAACTACGTGTATTTTTACAGCGCGACAAAACCAACCGCGACCTTTGCGGTGACGGCAATCGTTGTTAAGTGAGGTGAGCGCAATGAAAACAAATAATTTGGTGCACCAAGTCATGCAAGTTATGATGCCGGTCGGCTACGTTTTTCAATGGGCTCCCGTGGAGGGCGATGGCCTCGATTTGAGTACGGCGGACAAAGTCCGCGCGTATTTTGGGTTTGGCACATGGGAGGCGGTTTCCAGCGGCCGCGCGCTGATGGGCGCGGATGATGCCCACGCGGCGGGGAGTACCGCAGAAGCGGGATTGCCCGCCATTACCGGCGATACTATCGTGCAGTCAGATAGTAATGTTAGCTATGGTTACACTGGCGCATTTACGGGTAAGTCGAGTGTCTCGGGAGCATTTGCAGCTTCCTCCAAATTTAGCACCCTCAATGGCGGCAGCGATTATACGATAAAAATATATTCTGGCACATTTAAAGCTTCGCGCTGCAGCAGCATCTACGGCGCATCCGACACCGTGCAGCCGCCCTCGTATTATGTTTACATCTGGAAGCGCATTGCCTGAAAGGAGCTGTATAAAATGACTAATTATCGAAATATTACCCCCCCCCCTGAAAAATTGACGTTTGTGCGCATTGCCGAGGGGGTGAGCGTATGAAAACACTCAACCCCGCAAACCCGGCGAACAATGGCGCGCGACCCGCCACGTGGATGCCCACGGCGACGGAAACCGGCGCGTACTCGCAAGCCGAAGTTAATGCGTTGCTCACGCCGGTGAAGTTTTCGGTAACACCGAGCAGCGGCACAAGCCTGTATGCTGATTACTGCTACCGCGTCGGCAATGTGGCGTATTTTAATGTGCAGCTAAATATCAGCTCGGTCAGCAGCTCGGCGTGGCATACAGTCGCGACCTACTCCTTTTCGGACGGTAAGACCGGCTATGTGCGCCTCCGTGTGCCGGACAACTCCGGCAGCGCAAGCATTAGAGACTTTGAGATCCAACGCGGAACACTTGCTGTTTGGCTGCCGTCAGGATCAGGTATGACCGCATTTATTTGTGCGGCCGTGCCGCTTGTATAAGAAAGGACTGAACCTATGAACACCGAAATCACCTTAAACTCCCTACTGGCCGTGTGCGGCGGCATCTCGTGCATTGCGGCGGCCATCAACTGGATTGCAAAGGCCGTGAAAGCCGCCCGCGCGCCAGACCAAAAGCAAAACGAGCGCATCAAAGCTCTCGAAGACAAAACCAAAGAGTACGACACCTTTTTCGCGGCGGACAAAAAACGGCTTGTGCGGCTGGAAGAGGGCAACCGGATCACGCAGCGCGCGCTGCTTGCCCTGCTCTCCCACGGCATCGATGGAAACGACACGCAGGCCATGCGCGAGGCGAAAAAAGAGCTACAGGAATTTTTGATAAAAAGTTGAGGTGGTTTACATGGCGAACCTGATCACTTTTTCGCGCGGCGACCCGACCAAGATCACCGCGAACTTCACCCGCGCGGAGTTCCAGTGCCCGTGCGGCTGCACGGCGCAAATGCTGGACGGCGACCTTGTGGCCGGGCTGCAGGTCGTGCGCGACAAGCTGGGCGTGCCGCTGACCATTACCAGCGGCTACCGCTGCACGGCCCGTAACAAAGCCGTGGGCGGCGCGGCGGCATCCAAACACCTGTACGGCATCGCGGCGGATTGGCGCACCAAGGATAAGAGCATCAACCCCGTGGCGTTGGGCATCGTGGCGGCGGAGATCTTCCCGGCCGTGGGCATCTACTGGTACGGCAGCACGGCGTTTGTCCACACCGACACGCGCAGTGGCCGCGTGACCTGGCTTTGCACAGCGGCGGGGCAGTACAAGTACACCAGCGGGTACGCCTACATCTTGCCCACCGTGCGCAAGGGCAGCACAGGCGCGGCGGAAAAGGCCGCGATCTCCATGTTGCAACGGCTGCTGGGCCTGACCCCGGACGGCAGCTTCGGCGCGGCGACCGAGGCAGCGTTGAAAACGGCGCAGTCCGGGTACAGCCTGACCGTGGACGGAATCTGCGGCCCGGCCACGTGGCGCGCGGTTTCCGGCGCGTGGAAATACCTCTGAACACGAAAGGAGCTTGACTATGAAGTACTTAACGAGCAAAGATTGGTGGGCTGCAGCGGGCACGCGTGCCCTCAAGACCGTGTGCCAGACGGGCGCGGCGTTGCTTGCCACGCAGGCGGCCACGGGTACGGTGGACTTTAAGGCCGTGGCCAGTGCGGCCGTGCTGGCGGGCGTGGCGAGCCTGGGCACGAGTTTGGCGGGCTTGCCGGAGCTGGAACAGGGCGAGTAATCGCACGCTTTTCGCGCGATTATCGCACGCGTGCGAATTTGGCAAGGCAAACTATCGCACGCGTGCGCAAATGCGATGAATTTGCGATGAATTGCCCCGTTTGCAATGAATTTGCGATGAAACAGAAAACGCCCGCAGCGGCCGGAGAGCATCCGGGGCTGCGGGCGTGTTTTTATTTTGCATCCAAATTGATTTGCTGGCCATCCGGCAGCACAAGCATGAGTTTGCAATCGCAAAACTCCGCCACGGCGATCAGATCCTCCGCGGACCACCGCTCATTGCTGAATTTATTGCTAAGGCTTTGTTTGCTGCCCATGCCAAGAACTTCCATGAGGTCCGACTGCTTTTTGCCCGTAAGCTCCAGCAGCGCCTTGATCTTTTTTGAAATGCCCATGCTGTCACCTCCCTTTGCAACTATAATACACTGATATGGTTTATAAGTCAATATGATTTTTTTACTTTTTTCTCAAAAATATTTACTTTTTCTATTGACAAGTACACCGAAATCGTGTATAATAAAACCATGGAAAGGAGGTCAGGGCAAGAGAGCGGCAGAAAGGAGCCGCCGATGAAGTGGAGCGAATGGAAAACGTTGACCCGCGAAGAACAGGTTAAAGCATTCGAGACATATAAAAAAGCTATCAAGTGCGGGAACACCTGATAGCCTAACGTAAGAAAGCCACAAACCACAATCGCCGCTCTCTTGCTCCTATTTTATTTTATAGATCGCCAAAAGTCAAGGATATCGGAGGACAAAATCATGAAAACGTACACCATCTATTTCACGATGAAGCAGAATAGCACCGCATTTATCGGCGTGGCACAGGTGGAAGCGGCCACGGCCAAAGAGGCCTGCGCGCGCTGCAAGGCATGGTATCACGCCAAGACCGGTCGCAACGCGTTCCGGCCCACCACCACGCTTGCCGACGTGACCCGCGAGTGGGCCGACGAGTACAACAAGTGGGTTCGCTTCGATGAGATCGTCAAGGGTTAAGTAAGCGGTTGCATTTTTTGCAACAACCACATATCCCAAATTCCCCCCGCACCGCTTTGTCTTGCAAAAATCAAGATAAAGGGGGAGTTAGTTGCAACTTTTGCAACAACCACTTCCCCGCGGCTCTCCCAAAACTCTCCTGCGAGTCTCCCGAACTGCGCGAAAATGGAATTTAGATGCGCAAACGCGTAGTTCGCGATCATTCCGCCATCCTGTCCGCCGCGATGCACTCCGCCTCCCAGCGCAGCAGCGCGGCGAGGAACTGCGCCGCAGTCGGGCATCTCTCCCCGGGCAGGTACGGTGCCAGCAGCGCGCGGCATTCCTCGGCGGCCCAAACGCGTTTGATCGTCCGGCGCAGGTGAGCCTGCACAGCATCGCCTGTGAGATCAAGTTCCCGCGCCACATCGGGGTACAGGATTTTTGTTGTCGCGCATAGTTGCCTCGGGTCTTCGCGTAGCGCGTTCACAGCCGCGTGCAGCACCCAAAAACCGTCCGAATTGGGCTGCATTCCGAGGGCATACAATCGCTTTGCCGTGGGCGAGTTGAGATTTTCAAGCTTCCGTTTCATCTCCGCATAATCCTCCAAAAATAGCGTGGTTACTTGATTTTCAGAGGGTAGCCGTTGGCCCTGCTAAGGGCGTAGGTCGGGAAACCGGCGCGAGAGTTCAAATCTCTCTTACTCCGCCAAAAGCACCTAAAATCCGCATGAATGCGTGGTTTTGGGTGCTTTTTCTTTTTGCTCTTTAAGCTTTCTCAAACTACAAAAGTTTTCGTAAGTTTTGGAAAATCAGGCCGCATTTCCACACGAGTTACCACTCCGCATTTCCACACCATGATATTACCACTCGTCTATTTTTGTCAATATGCGTTAGAACTTTCCTAAAAAATGCCCACGGCGTTTTGGCCGTGGGCGGACATTAAATTTTGTTGACTGCGTCCAGCTTATCCGCCAGCGGCACGTCGGTGTATTTTTCGGCTGTGATGGAATAATCCTTGTGCCCCATGATCTTCTGGATCACCAGCGGGCTGACGTGTTCGTGCGCCAGCAGGCTGGCGGTCGTGTGGCGCAGGCAGTACGGGTCGGCATCCGGCAGGTCGATGCGGTCACACAGCGCGGCCCAGTTCGCATAAAAGGTCTTTTCCGGCAGCTCGCACAGGCGTTTTGTGCCGGCCTTGCAGGCTTCGCGCACAAGCGGCATGATGCGGTCGCAGAACACGATCTCACGGTTTCGCCCTGCATCGGTCTTGATGCCGCCGATGGCCACCTGCTGCTTCAAGTGCACATTGGCCAGCGGCAGCGTAAGCAGCTCGCCGGTGCGCATTCCGGTGTAGGCCATGATGAGGAAGTACGCCGTCTCTTTGTGCCCCGCGTCGTAGTCGGCCCAGATGCGGTCAATCTCCGCCATCGTCAACGCCCGGCGGGCTTTCTCATTGTTCGGCGGCAGGTCCAGCATGGCGGAGTAATCCTTATCGGCGCATTCGAGCTTGAGTGCCAGATCGAACATCCGGCGCAGCAGCGCTTTCACGTCTTTGGCCGGATAGTATTGCTCGCCCAGCGCGTCGATGATCGGCTGCATCTCCGCGTAGCGCAGGTTGCGGATCTTCGCATTGGCCAGCGGGGCAAGCCGCTTCCACGCCGTGCGGTAGTGGTAGGCTTTGTCGCGGCTAAGCGTGGGCAACCACTTCTCCTGCAGCTTCTCCCACAACTGTTGCAGGGTCATGTTGTTGGGGTTCTCGCGCGCGATCAGGGCCGCTTCCCGCAACCCCTGCAACGCTTCCAGTGCCTCGCGCCGCGTCTTAAACCCGGACTTTGAGGACCGACAGCGCACGCCGTCGCGCCAGAGATTGACTTCGGCGCGCCACTTGCCGTTGGGCATCTGGTACACGCTGCCCTCGCCGTTGGAGCGCGCCTTGCGCTTGCGCTGCGTAACCTGTTTGACACCGCACCAGCAACAGAACACGCTGCCCTCTGGCAGTTCCTTGCTACACTTTTTGCAGACCATGATAAAACCTCCTTTTGAGCGCAGTTTGAGCGCAGTTTTGAGCGCAGTTTGACAAAGCCCACCCAAAAGAGGTATAATCACGATGTCTAGGGCGTGATTGTCCTCTATTGGGCGAACCGCTTATGAAAACGCTTCGGTGTTGGTAGCACCGGGGCGTTTTATTTTTGCTCCGCCGTCGGCGGGGCTTCCCGTTTCTTCCACTGGCTTTTCAGGCCGTCGATGTGCTCGAAGAGGTCCGGCTTTATGTCCGCCCACATGGGGTCCAAAATAAAGTCGATGCCCTCCCGGCGCGCCAGCTTGGCGGCAGGTACAAAATCGCTGTCTCCTGCAATCAGGATGATCTGATCTACCTGCTTTTTATACGCCAGCGATGCGATATCCACACCAACGCGCATATCCACGCCTTTTTGCTGCGCCACGAAAACGAAGTCGTTTTCCGTCAGCTCGTCCAGCTTTCGGGTGCCGTTCAGCAGCTTGCGGGTCACCTCCGGGCGGAGGTTGTAGCACGCCTGGTTGGACAATGTGCCGAGCCGCAACGCGAATTTGCGGCGTTTGCGCAGCTCGTCCAGAAAAGCCAACGTCCATGTGTACGTATCCGACTTATCCAGATCCACATTCTTTTTGGTGAGCGGGTGGTACACGCTGCGCCGACCGATCGGCTCGCAGTCGTAATAGAAGATGCGGTACAACTGGCGGCTCTCCGCGCCGTCTTTATCATGCAGGTGCGCCATGCAATAGGCCTGCAGCTCTTTGGCGCGCTCCTCGGCGGACTTTTTGCCCCACAGGTAGGCTGCGCGCTTGCGGTAAAAGCCGCCATCCACCAAAATTGCGGTACGGGTCATTATTTCACGTCCTTTGATAAAAAATAAGACCCCAGGATTCAGCCGCTCCCGTATCTTTGGGGGGCTTACTACCAGGGGTCTGTTAAACATGATCTTGCGGCATTCGCACCACCGGCATCCTGTGCCGTGCGGTGGCCACACCCCTAGTATATGCAGTCGGTTTGAAATTGTCAAGTTTACAGGGCAAAATTTTCTGCGGCTTTGTCCGCCGCAGTTGTCAAGATTTCCTTGACAACTGAAAATCAGCACCCATGCGTGTTTCAATCCACCCTCCTCGTGTAGGGAGAGACTAGCACCAATGTGTAAAACCGACCATCTTGCCCTCGATCTGGATATCTTCGAGGGCTTGGCCGGTGTAGGTGCGGGGGCGGTAGGAGGCGTTGGCGGGGATGAGGGTGATGGAATCGGTGTCGTGAAAAACGCGCTTGAGGGTGGCCTCGTCGCCGATGCGCACGGCGGCGATCTCGCCGTCCTCCACGTCGGGCTGGATGCGGATGTAGACGAGGTCGCCGTCCTGAATGTGGGCGTCCACCATGCTGTCGCCGTGGCAGCGCAGGCAGAAATCGCACGGCACATCGTCCGGCACGTCCACATAGTCGCGGATGTTCTGCTCGGCGATGATGGGGTCGCCGCAGGCAATGTCGCCGATCAGGGGGCGCTTGACGGTGGTGGGCAGGGGCTCGTAGCCGCGGGGGATGGTGCGAGTGTCGCGCACTTCCCACCCCATAAGATAGGCGGGCGTAGTGTGCAGAATTTCCGCCAGCGGGGTTAAGATGTCCCCCGGCAGCTTCTCGATCTCGCCTTTTTCGTACCTATAAATCGTTGCGGGGGACTTGCCCAGCTTCTCGGCAACGTCTTCAGCAGACAGCCCAAGCTCTTTTCTGCGCGCCTTCATGCGTTCCCCGGTGGTCATGTTCAGCACCTCCATCAGTTGTTATGGCTCTATAATACGCCATTTCTCGCAAAAATGCAATGCCTTTTTGCGAAAAAGCGGGATTGAATTTCATTTTTGCGAGTTTTTCTATTGACAAGGCTTTTCCCCGGTGCTATTATAATGGCAGAAACTCGCATTTTTGCGAGACGAAAGGAGGCTTATACAATGGCCACCAACATGAATCTGCTGCGAGCAAAAATCGTCGAGCGTGGGATGACCCAAGAAAAACTCGCCGCCGCGATTGGCATGGACAGCAGCACTTTTTGGCGAAAAATGCAGACGCAAGGCTTATCTTTCTCCATTGGCGAGATGCATAAGATCGCCGACACGTTGCAGCTTTCCGACACGGATGCCACGCAAATTTTTTTGGCCTGAAACTCGCATTTTTGCGAGTTTCCCCGCCTACTCTTAGAAGGGAGGTGAACCCCATGCCGAAACCCAACAAGCCGCGCTTTGAGCTGCGGCCGGAAGCGA